TGCCGGAAGCATCAAGACGCCCAGCCCCTACGGAATGTGGGCCCCCGCACTGTCCGCCCTGTCCGCCTCCGCATCCGGCGCGAGCTGCACGACTAACGCTGCGGACGGCACGCTGTACTGGGTGCTTACCTCTAGTCCTACCGTACCAGATTGGGACAGAATTATTGCTGGACAAGACCACACAGGAACATCCCTCCCTGCAGCTAGAAAAGGTAGCGTCACTGTAAGTACTACATCTCCTTCTTGGTCTTACGCACCGAGTACAGGGACGTATTACTTGCATATTGTACATTCTGCAGATGCTACCACAAACGGAGATCCTTCACAGGAAGCGTATCTTCGTACTAGTGCAGAAACCAGTAGTGGCAGCATCGCAGTGGGTGGAACAGGTAAGCTGGTTACCAATGTAGTTTCTACCCTTGTCAAGAACATCGTGAACACAGGATACTAGGAGACAGCATGATTATTTGTGTCGATCAGAATGCAGACGGAAACTACCCGAGCGATGCCGGGTTTCTGCTGAACGGGGCAGGAAGATGGCTGGTAACAGTTGACTGCTCTGCTACAGGGACATTTAAACTGCAGGTTAGAAACAGCTCAGGTGATTGGATTGACGTTCCGAGTTCCACTACTACAAGTGCTGACGCTTGCTATGCAGTGGATCTTCAAGGTGTATATATTCGTGGCAATATCAGTGGTGCTTCTGGCACTCCTGCCGTTACTGCTGAAATTACACCTATCCAGTAAGGACTGTTCCCTTGACGAAACCGAAGGTCAGTAACCCTGTACAGGAGATCAGAGATGCCGCTGAGGCGTCACTGCTCGTGTTCGCACGGTTAATGAATCCTAAGCGTGTGTACGGAGCTATACACGAGGAACTGTTTCGCTGGTGGACAAGACCCGGAGCACAGGATAACCAGCTGGTACTCCTTCCTCGGGACCATCAGAAGTCACACTGTGCTGCTGTACGTGCCTTGTGGGAGCTTACACGAGATCCTACACATACGATCCTGTATATCTCAGCTACTGCTGACCTAGCAGAGAAGCAGCTGTACGCTATCAAGTCCATGATGGAATCTAGTATCTACCAGAGATACTGGCCTGAGATGCTGAACTCAGAAGAGGGCAGAAGGACTCGATGGACAACAGAAGAGGTCATCGTAGACCATCCAAAGCGCAAGGCTGAGCTGATCAGAGACCCTAGCATCAAGGCTGTGGGTCTTACAGCTAACGTCACAGGTTTCCACGCCAGCATGGTGTTCCTTGATGACCTTGTGGTCCCTCGGAATGCTTACACAGAGGAAGGCAGGAACAGCGTTGCCAGCATGTACTCCCAGCTGGCTAGTATCGAGACCACAGGAGCGAAAGAGATCGCTGTGGGCACTAGGTACCACCCGAACGATCTGTATAACGTGATGATGGAGATGACTGAGTCTGTGTTCAACGACGAAGGAGAAGTCGTTGACGAAGCTAACGTGTACGAGATCTTCGAGAAAGTAGTAGAGACTCACGGTGAGTTCCTCTGGCCTAGAACCCAGAGAGACGATGGTAAGTGGTTCGGGTTCGACTCGAAAGAGCTGGCTAGAAAGAAAGCCAAGTACGTAGGAGACCCTGCTCAGTTCTTTGCTCAGTACTACAATAACCCGAACGCTCCGGGCAGCGAGAGAATCCGTAGGGACAAGTTCCAGTACTACGACAGGAAGCTCCTGAGAAGAGATAACGGGAACTGGTACCTTGGTAGCAGAAGACTGAATATCTTTGCTGCGATTGACTTCGCTTTCAGCCTGAACAAGAAAGCTGACTACACGAGTATCGTGGTTATCGGAGTCAGCTCCGACTGGCAGATCTACGTACTGGATATCGACAGGTTCAGAACAGACAGTATCTCCGGGTACTGGGAGCACCTGTTTTATCTGTATAACAAGTGGCAGTTCAGAAAGCTCAGAGCTGAGGTTTCAGTAGCTCAAAAGATCATCGTACAAGACCTGAAGCAGAGCTATATCGTACCTCTCGGTCTGGCTATCAGTATCGATGAGCATCATCCGAACAGAACGGATGGGTCGAAGGAAGAGAGGATGGCTGCTACTCTGGAGCCTAAGTATAATAACCTCCAGATGTGGCACTACCAAGGAGGTAACTGCTCACTGCTGGAAGAAGAACTCTGTCTCGCTCGTCCTCCTCACGACGACATCAAGGACGCTCTGACGGCTGCTATCGATGTAGCTGTGGCTCCTGCCAGACAGCTCTCCAGCACGGTACAGCGAAAAGTAGTGTACCACCCTAGATTCGGAGGAGTGTAATGGAAGTATTCCAGATTGACCAGATCCAGAAAGATGATCTGGCTATTCAGATCGGACTGAAGTGGTACGAGGCAGACACTGCGAGGAACGAGTGGAAGCAGCAGAAGCAGGAACTTCGTAACTACGTCGTAGCGACTGACACGAAGAAGACAGCTAACAGCAAGCTTCCTTGGAGACACACTACCACGATCCCGAAGCTCACTCAGATCCGGGATAACCTGCACGCGCAGTACATGTCTGCATTGTTCCCTAACGACGAGTGGCTGCGTTGGGAAGCTTACAGCAAGGACGGTCTGAACAAGGACAAGAAGCAAGCTATCCAGTTCTACATGCGGAACAAGCTCCGCAGAACTGACTTCCAGAAACTCGTCTCGGAGTTGCTGTATGACTATATCGATTTCGGAAATGTATACGTTGCTGCTGATTACATTCGTCACGTCCGCCCTGCAGACAAGACGGTTCCCGGAAGCCTACCTCAAATCATGTTCCAAGGCCCGAAAGCCCGGAGAATCAGTCCATACGATATCGTTTTTGACCCCACGAACACAGACTTCTACGCTGGATGGGTCATTACCAGAGAGATCAAGACTCTGGGAGACATGAAAAAGGAAGTCTCTCGTAAAACCGGGACTGAGAGGAGAACTGCAGAGAAAGCATTCAAGAGAGTGCTGGAAAACCGTAGAGCTATCTCTGGTTCTTGGAATACTTCGGACTTTGACTCGAAGATCGGCATCTCTGTAGACGGTTTCGGCACGTACAGTCAGTATCTGCAGTCGGATTACTGCGAAATCCTGACTTTCCGTGGTGATTGGTTCAACAAGGAGACCGGAGAGCTTCATGAGGACCGTGTGATCACGGTTCTTGACCGTGCGATCTTGATCTCTGACGTTCAGAACGAGACTTGGAACGGAAACAAGGGTGTTGTCCACGGTACGTGGAGAGGACGTAGCGATACCCTGATCGGTATGGGTCCGCTGGATAACATCGTAGGCATGCAGTACAAGATCGACCACCTTGAGAACATCAAGGCTGACATGTTCGACCTGATTGCGATGCCTCCGATCAAGCTCAGAGGGGCTGTGGAGAACTTCTCGTGGGAACCTCTGGCTGAGATCCACCTTGGAGAAGATGCTGACGTAGAGATGCTGAGTATTGATCCCAAGGCTCTGCAGGCAGAGACCCAGATCAGTATCCTTGAGCAGAAGATGGAGGAGTTCGCAGGAGCACCTAGACAGGCAGTAGGCCAGAGGACTCCGGGGGAGAAAACAGCTTTCGAGATCCAAGTTCTGGAGCAGAACTCCAGCAAGATGTTCCAAGAGAAGATCCAGAGGTTCGAGGTGAACGTCCTTGAGCCTCTCCTGAACATGATGCTGGAATCAGCCAGAAGGAACATCGAGGCTGTGGACCTGATCAGCACGATGGATGACGACTTCGGCACTCAGAACTTTATCACGATCACTCGTGAGGATCTGAGTATCGAGGGCAAGATTGTTCCTATTGGAGCACGACATTTCCTCCAGAGGAATCTTGCTATCCAGAACTATATCGGACTCAGGAATGCTATCGCAGCTGATCCTACAGTGATGGCTCATATCTCTGGTAAAGCAGAGGCACGAATGTTTGAGGATCTGCTTGGTCTAGAGAAGTACGACCTTGTCAGAGAGAACGTCCGAGTGGAGGAGGCTATGGAGACAGCGAAGCTTCAGCAGGAGGGCATGGCTATGCTGCAGGAGCAGGCAGCTACTCCGGCTACGGATATGGAACGTGAGGTCCGGTATGGCTAAGAGGAAAAAGCCTGCTGGAGAGGTTGCACCGGGGAATATTAATCTCGGTAACAGACCTAGAGTACGCAACCAAGATGGCAGCATCAGCACAGTCAGAAGCAGGAGCATCGGAACTGAGAGAGGGGAAACTCTGATCCCTACCGTCTCGGATAAAGGACGAGTTTTGTCTGACCAAGGAGCTATTAACCAGTACCGCAGGACTGGTAGACATCTTGGGGTGTTTAACTCTGTCAAGACTGCTACGAACTACGCCCAGAACCTCCACAGAGAGCAGGAGAGGTTATACGCAAGTAAGTCCAGACGGGGCAAGAAATGACCAAGAAACGAGACTACAAGAAAGAGTACGAGACTTACCATGCATCCGAAGAACAGAAGACCAGACGCGCCCAGAGGAACAAGTCTCGTAGAGAGATGGAAGACAAAGGCAAGGTCCATAAGGGAGACGGTAAAGACGTTGACCACAAGAACCGAAACACGGCACAGGGTGGAAGCAACCTACGGGTTAGATCGAGAAGCGCGAATCGCTCTCATGGTGGAAAAGTTGGTTCAAGAGCAGGCAAAGCCCGAGGAGGCAGAAACTAATGGCAAAGAAGCCGATTAAGTACGATCCGAAAGAAGTCAACAGACGGCCTCCTATGGTATCGGAGGCCGAGCAGAGAATCCATGACCGATCCTTACGTAGAACTCAAGGAAGCACACACGCGGGTGGAAGAGTCTCTGGCGCTAATGTTACACCGCCGAACGCTCGTAGATCTCTTAATCAAGGTCTCCGCAGAGATCGACAAGAGGTGCTACGAACCCGTAGAGCTGAACTGGCTGCTACCCAAACGAGGAATGCTGCCAAGAGTGCTGGAAGGAAAGCCCTTGGGAGACTGGCTACACGAGTGGCAGCTGGTCTAGCTGGTGGCGTTGCAGGGGCAGCCATGACGGTAGGAGAGCTTGCTGACAGCATGGTGTCTGCTCGCAGACAGAGCCAAAGCACGACTACTAAACGAGAAGCTGCATCCAGAAGCCGGAGGCGCGGTGGTTCGTCCCCGCGAGGTTAATGGATTCCAGATTCTGCAGAGACCAGAAGACTATCGACACCATGAACAGGTGTCTGGATGGGTTTATTCTGGTACGGAAGGAAATAGATAAACTGATCACTGAAGCGAGGACTAAGGTAGAAGATCCGAAAACCACGGATTACGAAATACGTAGTTATCTAGGACAGATCAGAGGACTGAAGAAAGCCCTAGACTTACTGCCGACTGAACCCAGTCCGGTTAAATTGAACTAAACGAGGTTTACATGTCTGACGTGTTTAATGGGGGAACTCCCCGAGTAGAAGATCTGGTAGGAGAAGGGAAGAAGTACGCCACTCCTGAAGTAGCTCTTGAGAGCCTCCCTCATAAGGAACTCTTGATTGACTCGCTTCAGAAGCAAGTGAAAGACCTGCACGAGGAACTCTCGAAGGCTAAAGCACTTGAGGAGGTACTGGAGAGTCTGAAGAAGCCTCAGGAAACACCGGCCACAAGCCGGCAAGAGCCGAGTGCTCCGGCAGAGTCGACCAAGGAGATGGAAGCACGACTGCAAGCAGCTCTGGAAGCAATGGTTTCCAAGAGTGTAGCAGAAGCAGTCCCGAAAGCAGCTTCTGAACAATCCGAACAACGGGTTCGTGCAGAGAACAGACAGGCTGTGAGTGCCGCTTTGCAGGCAGCGTTTGGGGACATAGCTCCTCAGGTGCTTGCTGAGAAAGCTAAGGAACTCGGAGTCACGGTGCAAGAACTAGGCGCTTTGTCTGAGAGATCCCCGAAGGCAGTACTTGCGTACTTTCAGGTTTCGGGATCTGCTGGGACTGGATCTGTGAATACTCAGGCTACTAGCGGAGGCGGTGCTCCGAAGGAAGGGACTTATGCTTGGTGGAATCAGATGCGTAAAACTGATCCTGCCAAGTACCATGATCCCAAGACGCAGACGAAATTGTTTGCAGACAGGAAACGGCTTGGCGAAGCATTTTATTCTTAACTGACGGAGGTAACTGATGGCTCAGAATACAACCAACAGCGACCTTTTGATTCGTTCTGAACTGTACACGCTGCAACTCAAGGACATCCTTGAGGACGCGCTGGAAGCTCAGAAATGGGTCGATTGGCTCACTGATTTCCCTGACGGTACGACTCTCACGATGCCCAGCATTGGCGAGGCTACCACTTTCGACTACTCGGAAGGCGACACGATTCGCTACTCGAACCTTGATACTGGTGAGTTCCAGTTCATCATCAACGAGTACGTGGGTTCCGCTCACTCGATCACTCGCAAGCTCCTGCAAGACTCGTACTGGGGTCCGCAGGTTCAAGCAGCGTTCGTTCCGAAGGAGTCGCGTGCGATCATGAAGCGGCTGGAAGAGAGTATCTTCCGCTCTCCGGGTCCGAACGCTACCCAAGGTGGACAGACAGCATCTTCTGGTAACACGATTAACTCGTTCGACCATCGCTATGCTGGAACTGGTTCGTCTAACATCATCAGTGTTAACGACTTCGCGTATGCGAAGCTTGCACTGCGCAAGGCTAACGTTCCCACCACGAACCTCGTGGCGTTCGTTGACCCGGTGTCGGCTTACCACCTTGAGACGACCTCGAACATCGTGAACATCTCGAATAACCCGATGTGGGAAGGGATTGTCACGAGTGGTCTCTCGGATGGCCGTCGATTCATCCGTAACGTGTTCGGCTTTGACGTGTACGAGAGTAACTTCCTCGACGTGCTCACGACAGCTGAGTCGATTAACACGACTGACCATGCTTCGCAGACTGCGAGCATTGGTTTTGTGCAGAACCTGATGTTCTCGGCTACTCCCGGCCTGCTTCCGGTGATTGGCGCATGGCGTCAAATGCCGATTGTGGACGGGGAATTCAACAAAGACCTTCAGCAGGAAGAGTACGTGACTACCTGCCGCTGGGGTCTGAAGCTGAAGTGGCCGGAAAACATGGTCTGCGTCCTCACGAAGTCCACGATCTAAGGAGGTACCATGCCTAAATACACAAACAGCGATAACTTGGTGGTACAAGTCGGGCGTGTTGGTACATTCCAGCATAACGTCGTGTACCAGAATGTCAAGAATCAGGGTCCGTACGACTATCTGGTTATTGACTGGCGTTTTAACAGCCTTCCGGGATTCGATCAGGACGCAGGCGGAGGTAACACCCCTGACTCGTTCAGTGAAGCAATCCCGTATATCCCGAAGGGCTCGATTGTCGTGGATGTTCACACGGTGATTACACAGGCGTTTGCTGGTGGAACTAGCTACGTGATGGGTACATACCAGAAGAACGGCACCGTGATCGACGCAGACGGTTTCTATAACGCAACTGAGTTAGCACTGGCTAACATGGATGCGGTCGGAGACTACCTTCGTCCGAACGGCGTAGACGTGCTGAGAAGCACGGGCACGTTCGATGATTTTGCTGTGAGTGCTACTCAGGACGCATACGTTCTGGTCACAGCAACTGGAACTTTCACGGCCGGCCGAGCACGTACTGTGGTCCAGTACATGCCTCCGGGTCCGGGACTCTAAGCTAGTAATCTAGCGCCCTCCCCTTCGGGGGAGGGTTGCTTTTGGAGTAAGGAGCACATGAAGCTAACTCTGCTTGATATGGTACAGCGTGTCCTTGAGAGCATTGGCTCTGACTCCGTGAACAGCATTGGAGACACGGAAGAATCAACTGAAGCAGCGTATATCATCCGGGATGTTTATCTTGAGATGCTCAGTACGCGAGACTGGCCTCACCTGAAAAAGACCAGCACTCTGACGAGTCTTGGCAGCACAAGCAAGCCCACACATTTCGATATCCCTGAGGACACTCAGGAGATCATTCCCGATACCCTGAAGTATAACGTCTCCGAGACGGTTACACCTGAGTGGAAGGCCCTCCGGTACCTCACACCTGAGCAGTTTCTGGATCTCAGTGCAGGCAGAGCTGGGGACAGTAATACCCAGACTGTACAAGATAACGTGCCGTTGTATATCTACGATAACGTAGCACCTACGTACTGGACCACGTTTAACCAGACTCAGGTTATCCTTGACTCATACGACTCAGACGTGGAGAACACCACTCAGACGAGCAAGACACAGTGTATCCTCCTGTTCGTCCCTGACTTTGATATTCAGGATGACTTTATTCCGAACCTCCCTGACCGATGGTTCACGAACCTGCTTGCAGAGAGCAAGTCGGTAGCAGCTGTCCAGATCGCTCAGGAGGCTAACCCGAAAGCTGAGCAGCAGTCCCGCAGGACACGAGCATACAGCTCCAGAGCCTCTGGGGTTTACCAGTTCACGAACAGACCTGACTACGGGAGGTAACTGAGTAACATGAAGACGGTATTTATTGTTTTGGCACTGCTTTGCTCTGGCTGTGTAACCACTGAGTTCACACGAGGAGACATGGTGGTGAAGCGTACTGCGTTCTGGAGTGACTTCGACGTTGAAGCAACAGCGAATTCTGATGGCTCCTTGAGCATCAAGGAAACACAGAGTAACGACGCATCTGCGATTATGGATCTACTTACGAGATAAGACTGACATGTTCCGACAAGAGTATTACAAGTACTACACTGTGGTTGACCAAGGGGACCACAGTATCCGAGTCAAGCTTAACAAGGGCGGTAAAGAATACGTGTTCGTCCAGAACCCCGGACTGAACAAGTGGGAGATTCGTCTTGGTCAGGCAGGTAACCTTCCTGACGCACTCAGAACCCTGTTCACCAGTCTGGATGTAGCAGCACGAGCTTTGTTCATGTACTGCTGCAGACTGGAGGAAGGGGACCAGAAGATCCAAGAGAGCCTGAAAGCCAAAGCCAAGGAAAAGGAGGTAACCAGTGCCAGTGCATAACACCCTTTCCGGGTCTGAGGTTCATCAGGACAGACTGATCAGCACCGCTGTTCCCGGTGATGCTGGCAAGGTTACCACTCCTAGTGCAGTAGCAGGGGTAGGGGAACTGAGGAAGCTTCTGGAAACCGAGATCAGTCAGGTCACTGACGTGATCAGTGTCCTGTTCGCTGACGTGACCACTGCTGGTTCTCTGTATTTCGCTGCTCCGTATAACGGTGTGATCACGAAACTGCAGTCAGTTATTAATGGTGCAATTGCAACAGCAGACGAGAAAATCAGACTCAGACTTAACGGTATTGCAGTCACTGACTCGGAGATCACTATTACGAACGCAGGATCTGCAGCAGGGGACGTGGACACTGCTTCTCCTACCTCAGGTAACAGTGTGACTGCAGGGCAGGCTGTGCAGGTCCAGACGGATGGAGCAAGCTCTGGTGGTTCCAGCTGTATCGTCACTGTGTTCATCCGTAGAAGCTGATGGCTAGAGCTAAGCAACACTCTCTCCAGATCGACTTCAGTAAAGGCAAGATCACTGAAGTCACGAACCTTGGGTTTCCCGAGGGAGCTGTCCGAGTCTGTGAGAACTTCGAGCTTAGGATCGACAAGTCTGTTCGTAGACGCCTTGGTATCGACTACGAGTCTGGGTACTCCCTGCACAACGTAGGGAGTATCAGCAACAAGGCTATCAGTTACTACGAATGGAAGTCTGTTGATAACCAAGCAGCTCAGGACTTCGGAGTGATCCAAGTAGGATCAGTTCTCTGGATGTTCGATCTCACGGAGTCGGTTGTCTCTGACGGGTATCTCGGTACTGTGAATCTTTCCAGTTACAAGGTCAATGCAGGAGATAACTACGAGTACAGTTTCAGCTCTGGCCGTGGTGCCCTGTTCGTGGTAGGTTCTAACATTGACCCTGTACGAATCACTTACGTAGATGCAGCATTCTCCGTGGAGAGAATCCTGATTCAGATTCGAGACTTCGAGGGGTTGGATGATGGACTGGACCCCGATGAAAGGCCGAGCGCCGATATTCCTACGCATAGATATAACCTCCAGAACCAAGGGTGGCCGACCAGCTTCGAGTGCAGCACAGAAGCTCGTGCTCCTAGTGTGCCGAACCCTGAGCGGGTCTCTGTACAGAATCCGATTAACCTGACGAAGACCAAGCTCTC